CGGTAACTAAGGCCCGGGTTGTTAAGACCGAGCCGGCGTATTCCGTTAGCGAGGGAGATGAGTTGCTGCGGTTCATTTGGCGTTTCTTTCAGAAAATGAGGACGGACGTCCTCACCATCGAAATAGTCGCCGCCGCAGCTTTCCCTGAACCTTCCACTAGTAAAGGATTTCTCCTCGTTGATGGTTAGTCCAAAGAAACTCAGGGCTGACATCACTGCTTTCGCACTCTCTGTCGGTACGATGATGTCGTCACCGTAGACAAAAACATTCTTCCCTGCCTTATGAGCAGGGTCGAGTGCTAGACAAATGGCCAAGAAGACCAATGTCTCGAGTTCGAAAGTAAATCCGTTACCCATACTCGAAAACTTCTCGAGTACGACAACCTGCTTACCAAGCAGGGTCGTGGGTGATCTGAGGTCGTTTAAGGCCTCAAACCAACGCTTAGGCAGAAGGAGCTGAACAAGCCTCCTAGAAACGGAATCGCTGGCATTCTTAAGGTCTAAGGTAGCAAAACGGCCGGAGCTACTGGCCTCACAAGCTATCCGCCTGTGAATGAATTGCCCCTCGCGCAGGTTGATACCTGCGCAGAGTAACCTGTCACGAATGACAGATCCGTATCCTAGCTGGTAGAATACGTTAACACTAGGCTCCACGGCTATACCGCGGTCTTTCGTGCAGTCTTTAGGAACCGTTGTGAAGCGATTCCCGCGGACAAACTCTAGTCCTTTTCCTCGTTCCGCAGAGGCAGTGCCCCAAAGGGTGCCCATCCACTGAAATAACCATGGATATGCGGAGAGGGTAAGAGTGGGTCGAGAAGACATCTTGTCGGGGACTGTAGCTAGCTTTCCCCTGTCTCCATATGTCGCACCAGGTCCAAACCGGCCTTTCACAAAGCTGGGGCAAGGACCTAGGATATCGCTTGTAATTTTTCGTGCTCTTTCAATAAATTGATTGAGCACCCCATCAGGGCCGTCAGTGGAATAGTTCCCACTGAGGTGATCCTGTACAAAGGGATACAAGCGACGATTGGTGCGCAGGCAGTCACGTTCGCCTAGCCAGAAATTTTCCACAGCCACGGCCTTACGGTCGAAGCTGGTAGGAAGATCTACGACTTTGCGAAGCAAAGAGCTAACACTGGCGTCGCGCCAGTAGTCGTTAGCACTCGTGTACTGCTCAGGGGCCACTTTCAACGAAGAAAGCTGGTCCCACTCCCGATACTTTAGCAGCAGTGAAGCTGCGAGTGTCCGGGGGCTGGAGAGTTCCTCGCAGTAGCGATGGAACGATCGCTCGACAGCTGTCGGTAGCGAATAGGACATGGTCTTTTCTCCTGTGTGAGAGTTAAGTCTCGGTGCCTGACTAAAGGCTTCAGGTCGGCGAATAGCCCGACTTGAACGAGTCCGTAACCAGAGTGGAAGCAAGGAGATTCATCCCCTGCTCCGCAGCCTCTGCCAAATCAGCGTCCTTCATCTCGACAGGGATGCTGGCTGACAGGGTCCAGTTCAGACGTTTATCGACCGCGACACGACCAGTGCTGCTGTCCGTGAACAGAGATGGATAGCTGTAGCTGACCACCATACGGCGCGCCGAGTTGTCCCCATTGCTGGAAGACTGCACTCGAAGCTCCGGACGTTGGCCAATCGAGCCACCCACCGAATTGCTCCGCCAAACAGCTGGGGTCTTATCCCCAGCAGACGGAACAATCCCCGTGTAGGTGATGTTCGTGGTACCGTCCGCCATTTTCACAGTGATATCGGCCAATGCTGGCATGATAATTTCCTTTTAGGAAGGAGTTACTACTCACGTAAGTTAACGCTTTGGTAACAGTTGGATAAGGAGCGCAATTGCTGTTGCTCCGCGTGCTGTCGAGAACCCTTTAAAGGGCTTAAAACGCAATTCCGGGCCGACAAGCCCCAGAGTGCGTCCGGCATTCGTGCCCAGAAACGTAGCAGATTCGCCAGCCTCGTGAGAGCCTGGTAGATCAACATGGTTCTGGAGATGCCTATCGGTCTTTATGAGATACGATCGAAAGGGCGACTCGATTGCCACCCCTAAGAAATCAGTTGCAGAAGACACCACTGCGCCAACCGTACTGAACCAATCAACCACGAAGCTGAAAGGAATCGCTTCCCACAAAACCGCGACCGGGTTAGCTAAACCCAAATCATTCAACAGGGTAGCATTAGGGTTACCAACCTTAACGCTGCAACACTGGCGAACCTTAGTAACTGTACGGAGTGTTTCATCCGACCAGTCATTAGGACCAGCGCCGTAGACCCGAGAGTGAACCGTCTTGGTAGACGAGCCACCCCCCTTGACTACGATGGGCGAGAAGTCTCTTGTCAGAGCCTTCATGCCCGCGTAAATGTCTTTCAGGAGAGGTTCCCAGCCAAAGTGGTATGCTAACCAATTGTCCGCGAACGCCTTCTTTCGAGATACTCCTTGTGGGACTACCCCGCGAAGAACATTTGCCGCTCCAATAAAGTCAAAGCGATGGACTCTCCTGGTAAATGAAACCAGTTGATTAATCGCTAATGCAGCTGCATTGAAGGTCTTTCGAGCCTCCAAGACATTATTGGCCCACTGTGAAGCTTCCCCAACCTTGTTCTTCAGTTTCTCATACGCCTTTTCAGACGCAATCTGAAACTCCAACACGTCGCCGAGGCTAGTGTTAGATTCGAGAACAAAGTAGCCGTTGGCGCCGTTTAACGGGTCGTCAGTACGGTAACGTGATTCATTCACAACTTGCATCACGGTGCTGCTGTAAGACAGCGGGAAATTGAACGGTCGAGCCTGACGAAACCAGGTTTGGTTCGTCTTAAAGTTCAAAGGGGAGTACCCCGATGGACGGATCGGACCGTGGAGCTCAAAGCCCTTGTTGAAGGGGCCAGTGACAGGATAGGCCATTACTGGTTGTCCTTGGGCGGTTGGTTAGAACGCCTGCTCCAAAACCTATCTAAAAGCTTCAGGAGGATCGGACCGACTAAGGTCACTACAAGTCCCGAAACTTGGAGAATGAGGGGGGTCAGTGATGACTTT